GGTAAAGTTCTTTTCCTCGTACAGCGGGTTCCCGTCTCCGTCCTCGAGGGCCAGCAGCTTCTTTTCCAGCCGTTCCCGGTCGCCGTCGCTGCCCGCCAGATACTCTTCCTTCACGGCTTCGGTTATTTTGCTCTTAATGCTGCCCTTGTCCTTGCCTGCGGTCAGCAGCCGGTTTATCTCTGCCTGCACGTCCTTCGCCCGGCCATTTTTCACTTCGTCCAGCAGTGCGTCGTATACGTCGGCGTCCTTGCTGCCCGCCAGCAGCTCGTCCGCCTTGCCGTCCACTGCCTTGTTCACAAGGTCGATGAGCTGCGCCCGCCGGGCGGCATCGGCTTTTCCCTTGGCCCTGTCCGTCGCGGGGGCGACGCCCAGCCCCTCCCGCAGCTTCTCGAATACGGCCTGCCGGGCCTTTTCCTCGGCCCGGGTCTTTCCGGCGTTCCGGGCCTCGGCCGCCGCCAGTACGTCGGCGTCGTACTGCTTCAGCCGCCTTGCCAGCTCGCTGTCCACCTTGTCCGTCTTGTTCATCTGTTCCAGCTTCTTCATCGCCGCAGCAGCCTCCTCGCTGTCCCCGCTCTGGATGGCGTTGTACAGCCGGTCATACTGCCCGGTGGCCGAAGAGGGTGCAGAGCTAAAGCTAAACCCTTCGCCGCTGCCGATGGCCTGTGCATCCTCCCAGTAGCCTTCAAACGCCTGCATCACCTTCCGGATGTTGGCCGCCGGTACGCCGTACAGCTCAAGGCCGCACTGGATGTCCTTCAGCACCGCCTTGTTCAGCTTCTGGTGGTGTGCTGCAAGCTCTTCCTCGCTCATCTCGCCAGTGTCCGTCCGCAGCAGCTTGGCGGTCTTGGTAAAGGCGGCAAACAGATCGTTCACCGCGCTGATATTGGTGGCGCTTACCACGTCGTAGTCCGCGCCGCTTGCGGCGTTCGAGATAACGCTGTAGATCTCCGCTCCGTACAAAAAGTTTCCGGCTGCGCTTTCGGTGTACAGGTCGAAGAACCGCTTGCCCACGCTGGCCGCCGTGATGTCGCCGTTCTCGTCCTGCTCCCTGTCCCACCGGTGGAGCAAAAAGTCCGCGCCGATCTTCATCAGGGCAAATACCGCCGTCTGCACCACCTGGCTTGCCGCCGCCCGGCACAGGCTCTGCCCGGCCCGCTGTACCTCGGCCTTGTTCTCGGCGCTCTGGTCGGCAGCGTACCGCGCCTTCTGGGCCTTGTAGTCGCCCACGGCGTCGGCCAGGATGCCGTAGTTCTGGAAGCGCTGGGTGGTAAACATGGTCAGCGTCTTCACAAACTCGTTGTCGCTGCGCTGGATGCCTGCCCGCTGCATGGTTGTGTAGTTTGGCTGGGTCTCCTCGATGACCCGCTGGTACATCTTGTTCACGGCCTCCCAGTAGGCTTCGCCGCCCTTCTCCGCGGCACCCTCGCTGAATTCTGCTGTATGGTGCTCCACATACCGCTTCGCGCCCTCCCACAGCGCGGCCACCGTGATCTCGTCCATGCCGGTGATCCAGCCGGTCACGGCAGGCATGGCCTCCGAGGCTTTGGCCACAAGGTTTTTGTGCGCGCCGATGGAGCTCATCTCGCCCCGCTTCGTCCCCCGCAGTCGGTATTGCAGCAGGGCGTCTCCGTGCTGACGGATCTCCGCTTCCACCGCGGCCCGCTGCTTGCCCGAGAAGTTCTTCACGAAGGGCAGCACCGCTGCCATGGTGTCTGCTCCCAGCACAGCGCCCGCCGTGGGCAGACTGGCCGCCTGCGCGATGGCCACGCCCGGGTTCACGGTCAGGATGGCCCCGGCGTAGTTGCCCCGCATCCGGTCCAGCGCCCGGCTCATGGTGCTGCTGCGGTGCCGCTGCCTGGTCTGCAGGTCGGTCAGCAGGTCATTGATGTAGTTTACCGTCTCCTTTCCCCACTTCTCGCCGATGATCTTGTCCTTCAGCACACCGATGCCCTCTGCCGTCTCCACGGTGCTGTTCAGCACCCGCTGCACGTCCCGGATGGGGGCCGCAAGGCCCGCATAGGCTGCCGTGTCCCGCAGGCTCCGGTTCACGACATTCTGGCACTCTTCCAGCAAAATGGGCTTGTCGCTCTTCACGCGCTCCTTCAAAAAGCCCCGGCCCTCGATGGTGGCATCCATCTTCACGCCCTCGATCTCCGTCGCCAGCGTGCTCCGGTCTACCGCGATGGGGTAGTAGTTCTTCACGGTGGCCCGGTCATAGCCCAGCAGCTTCATGCTGGTCTCGCTGATGAGGTTCGTGGTGTACCGCCCGAAAAAGTCCTTCATGTCCTCGCACCATGCCCGGTCATAGTCCGTCATGGCGTCCTGTACCGTCTGCAAAATGGTGTCGGCCATGGGGACGCCGTCGGCGTTCACCAGCGTCCCCAGCATCACGGTCTGGCTGCGCTGGTAGGCTCTCTCGATGTTGCCCTTGGCGTACTGGACAGCGTCCGGCAGGGTCAGGCCGCCGGTCATCAGGTGGTGGCGGCTGTCCTCGTTGCGCAGCAGCATGTACAGGCTGCACAGCTGTGCGTGGTTCAGCGGCACGGCATTGCCCTTGCTGTCCTTCAGGCCGATGTCCACCAGCTCCGCCCCCGGCCCGGCAAAAGCCTCCACCTCTTTCAGGTGTTCCTTGCCGGTCACGTTGGCAAACAGGCTTTCGCCTTCTACCAGGATCTCCGTCTGCCGCCGCTGACCGTCATTCAGCATCTGCCCCAGCTTCTCCATCTGGCCGTTTTTGGTGTAGCCGCCCAGACGCCGGAACATTCTTGTGCCGCCCAGCATGTCCAGCTGGTAGCGGTTCATCGCGCCCTTCGCCTTCTCAAATTTCTCCCCGAAACCGTTACCCTCCGAGTTCAGCACCTCGCGGGCGGCCTTCATGGCCATGCCGTCCACCTCTTCTGCCCTCGCAAGGCTCAGGGTCTTGTTCTCGGTCCGGATCATGTGCAGGGTGCTGGCCGTGATGGCCTTCAGCATCCGCAGCTGGTCCACCGTCATGGGCAGATAGGTGCGGTTCTCCGTCTCCCGGATGCGCTGGCGCAGCCGGTCCCGCAGCTGTCCGGCCTTGTCGCCGTCCGGCAGGGCCTTGGCTTCTTCCAGCTGCTTGTTCAGCCGGTCCAGCTTTGCCTGCTTGCTGTCGTTCATGTCGTCCCGCAGCGTCTGGATCAGCTTTTCCACGCCGCTGTTCTCCCAGTCGGCGTGGATGCCGGCGTCCATCTCTCCGCTGCGCCGGATGCTGTCCTGCAGGGCGGTCAGCTTGGCCACGGCGTTGTTGTTCAGCACCGTCATGTCCGCCAGCTTCGCCACCTCGGCGGCCTGCACGATGAGGTTCTTCTGTACATATTTCCCGGGCTTCGGCCGCAGCACCATCTGGTTGAGCTGGGCAGCATTGTTCCGGATGCTCCGTTTCAGTTCGTCCGCCTTCCGTCCTTCCCGGGCTTTCTGCACCCGCTTTTCGGCCAGTGCCTTGGCCACGGCCACGTCTTCGTCCCGCTGCTGCCGGGCCGTTTCAATGGCGATCGCATTCCTCTGAGCCTGTTTTTCCTGCCACGCTTCGGCCTTGCGCTGGTTCTCGGCTTCCCATTCCATGATCTCGTTTTCCTGTATCAGCAGTTGATGCTCTGCCCGGTCGGCTCTCCGCTGCTCTCCGGCCACCTGCCGGGAAAGGTCGTCGATCTGGGAGCGCAGCTGTCGGCGCTCCAGCTTTATCTCGTCCAGCATCTCCTGCCGGGCCTGCTTCATCCGGTTCTTTTCGGCTTTCCATTCCCGCTCGTAGGCTTCCCGCAGAGCGGTCATCTTCTCGTCGAGACCCGCTGCTGTGCTCACCTGTGCGCCCAGCGTTTCCAGATTCTCGTTGAGCTGTCGTTCTGCCCGGCTCACGCTCTTGACCTCGGCGCTCTGGCTGCGGCTGTTTTCCCGCATCCGGTCGGCAAAGGCTTTCCGCTGGGCCTGTTGCACACTCTTCAGCCCCTTCGTCACCTCAGCCGCCCGCTCCTCGCTTCCGGCGGCCATGGCGGCCACCTCCCGGTTGTGTTTCAGGATGCCCTCAAACACCGCCTCGGCATCGGTCATCTCCGGGTGGCTCATGATGTCGCCGATCATCCGGCCTGCCAGCTCCACCTTGGCGTCCTCGTATTCGGCAGCGTCCGCGAACCGGCTCATCATCTTGGGCTTGATGGTGTCGTGTACGTTCATCAGCACGTCGAGCCACTCCGTGCCCTCCATGCTGGCTGCGCCCGCCACGCCCGCTTCCTGTGCCGCCGAGCGGAAGAGTGCCGCCGCGCTCTCCTTCACGCCGCCCACGGCCCGGGTGTCGTTCACGATGGCCTCGTACTGTTCCGCTGGGTTGCCGTCCCGGTGTCCCTCCGCCTGCCGCAGCTTCACGCCGTGGCGCCGGGCCTCGGCGACCGCCTCTGTCCAGCTTCCGTACCGCTTCACAAGCTCGGCCTTGGCCTTGCCGTTCTTGTCTACCGTGTAGGTCAGGTCATGCAGGTCGGGGTACTGGTTCCACAGCTCCGTGTTCCGGTAGGTTGCCTCATCCAGCACTTCGCCCGCCAGCGTCTCGGCCAGTCCCTGCGCCTTGGCCATGTCCGCGCCCTCCGAGCGCAGATATTCCACCAGCGCCCGCGTCTCGTTTGCCAGCTTCGTCCGGTCGGCCCTGCTGCCGTTGGTCTTGGTCCATCGGATGGCGAGGCTCTCGAGGGCGGCGTCCGAGAGCCGGGTGTTCTTCGTCAGGCCGAAGAACTGGTTCAGGGTGTCAAAGGCCGCTGCCTTCTCCGCCAGTACCCGGCTGGCCTGCCGCTGCTGGTTCTGCTTTGCCTCCCGGTCGGCCTGCTCGGCCTTCTGGAAACGTACATTCGGCAGCTTGTTCAAAATCTCGGTGCGCTTGGCATCGTCTCCGGCTTTGTACTGATATACCGGCACACCCTGCTCCTTCAGACTGTTCACCAGCGTCTCGCTGGCGTTGTCCGGCAGGACAGCTGCCTTTACCTCATCAAAGCCCACCGTACGTTGAGGTTTAGCCTCAAAATACCCGGTAGGGATAGCGGCCACATCTTTGTACAGCTGCCGTATCATCTGGGCTGTGTCCTTACCAATGATGTAGCCTTCTTTTGCAAAGACCTTGCCGATCGCTGCGGCTGTCTGGCTTCCCTGTGCAGCTCGCAGCAGAATGTCACCCAGTATTTCCCGCTCTTCAAAGCTGTTGTCCGTGTGGGCTTCTGTCTCGCTGCGCAGCTTGTCAACGACCTTTTCAATCTGGCCGTCTGCCTTTTCCAACAGTGCCTTATATTCTTCTTCCGGCATCTGTTGTAAACGGTTCTTGTCTGCCTGTACCTCATCAAGGCTTTTATACTCTGCGGTCGTAGTTGACATCAGCGTTGCAGCTGACACACCCCACACATCCTGCCCTCGGGCATTCTGTGCATTCATAGCCGCCACAAGGTTTTCCAGTGTATAGGGATTATGCAGTTCCGTAAAACTTCGTCTCTTTCCGCCGGGTGTGAAACGGTCTTTGCTGTTTCGGATGCCTTTCTGTCCCAGCACACTTCCAAGCTGTTCCTTTACCCAGTTTTTCACCGCTGCTTCGGGAGCCGCCTGCCGGATGGCTTCTCTAGTAGCTTCCACATCCAGCTCTGCTTTTCCATTGCTGGTATCAGTCATCATCTTATACGCGTGTTCGAGCAGGCCATACAGGCGTCCACGGTTCTCATTGCGCAGTTTATTGATACGCATCTGCCATCGCCGATTCTGACCTTCCAGCGAGCCGTGTGTATACTTTTCTTCCAGTGCATCCGCTGCTTTGTCGGCCAGCTTGTCCATCAGGTCAAAGTCTCCTCCCTCGAAGACTTTCTTGAGTTCGTCCGCCCCGGCATATTCGATGATTTTTTCCAGTGAATCATTCCCGAGGCTATCGAACTGTTCCTTCTCCGTCCTGTATATGGGTTCTACCTTCTCGCCCTGAGCTTTCAGATACGCCAGCTGCACCGCAGTATCCCGCTGGAGCTTCTGCGCTAACTCCTCACGATTTTCGCTGCTCACCTCATCTACACCAATACGCTGCAGCGACGAGCTGTTTGCAAACTTTCCCTCAAAATCGCTCTGGCTGGCTTCATATACAGTATCTTCAAAATCAGCTGCCGCTTTGCTGTTTACCTCGTACTCCACGTTCGGCCTTGTCGGTGTCCACGCATCCGAACCATACACCCTGTTCGCTCTGCTGGCCTGCGGGTCAATACTGTCCGACCCAAACACCAGTGAGATGGGACCATACTTACTGTGGCCGTCCTGTGCCTTCACCACCGCGATAGAAGGCGACGGCATACCGCCCAGTTCCAGAGCTTCTTTCAGGTTCTCTTCGGTCAGGTTATGCACGGCCACCAGTTCCTTTGTACGCTCCACCTCGACAGGTGCGCTCAGCTGGAACCGTACCGTTTTCTTCACAGGCTCGTCGGTTCTCTTGCTTTCGTCGGAGGTTTGTGCTATACTTTGCTTAGAGGCCTCCGGCAATCTACTTCTGGAATCTTCGGATTCTGCACGGGTACCACCGGAAGGCTCTGTAAAGCCCTCTCGCAGGCTACTCCCCGAATCTTCGGATTCCATGTGGGTACGCGAGAGGGTTTTATTATTTGCAGGCCGAATCCCTACAACATCATAAAAGATTTCCCGCTGGTCCGTTTTGATGGCCGTCAGCACATCCGCCTCATAGACGTTCTGCCCGACTTGGATCTTGATTTTTCCCCGGTTGAATGCTTCCGCATTCTTGTGGTTCGCAGGCTCACGGTATACTTCGTCTGCCGTCCGGATGATCTCGTCCAAATTGGCGGCCATCCGCATCTTGTCTGCATAAGCTTTTTCATCTGTTCGCTGCAACATCATCGTGGATTTAGACCGAACAAATTCATTTCGCCCATCTTTATGGTTCAGAATCGTCCAGCCGTTCCGCTCAAAGCCGTTCGGGAAACGCTCCTTGATGGCCTGCTTGACCGTGGACTTCCACTCTTCCTGTGGAACATCTTTCAAAATATCTTCGTCGATTTTGATATAAGACTCTCCGGCCTTATCCTTCAAAATCGAAAACCGAACCCCCTGCTTTTCCGCCGCGCTCTCGGTCTTGAGGGCTGCGGCGTTTTCTTTTGCCGCCCGCAGGTTGTCCATGGCCTTTTCTGCGTGGGCGAAATACTCGTCCTGCAAGGTGCGCTTTTCGGCCTCGGCCAGACGCTTCGCCTTCAGGGCGGCGCGGTCGTCCGGGTCTGCGGTCAGCACTTCCTTTGCCCGGCTGATGAGTCCATCCAGCATCTGCCGCACCTGCTCCATCACCTTGTGGATGGCGCCGCTCTTGCCTGCGTTCTTCTCTGCCTGCCCGCGCTGGAACGTCACCCAGCGCCTGAAGCTCTCCTCGCTGTCAAAGATGCCCCGCCATGCGTCGGCCACCAGCTCCTCCGCTGCCTGCTCATAGGTCAGGCTCTGGGCGCTGTAATCCCTCGGATCATCTCGTCCAGGCTTTCGTAGCCGCTGCTCTTCGCCAGATATTCCAGCGCGTGCTCCTGCAAAGTCCGTGCGCCCTCGGCGTCCAGCGCGTTGTACCAGTGGTAGTCCTCGTGCAGCACCGTGCCGAAGATGTCCTGCGCACTGTCGCCGAAGAAGATCCGGGCCGTCTCGGTGTCCACATAGGCCCTGATGCTCCGGTCGTTCTGCAGCACATCCCTCAGCACAGCATCCGTGCCGGTGGCCGCCGCGTTCAGGCTGATGATCTGGCTGGCCGGGTCGCTCTCCTGCCGCATCGTACCCTTGGCGTATACCTCGCCCCTGCCGCTGGTACTCTCGCTGCCAAGCGCGCCGCCCAGTTCGGTCATCTTTTCGGCATACAGCATCCGTTCGCCCTTGCCCTGGGTGTAGGCGATCTCAAGGGCCGTCCGGCCGGCGTCGGTGCTCAGGATATAATTGATGTCCGCCGCCGTGCCGCTCATGCTGCCCGCCAGCTCCAGCGCCTGCGCAAAGGTGGCAGCGCCGCTCCGGCCCAGCCGGTACAGCGGCGACGCTGCGGCCGCATACCGGTCGGCGTCCACCCTGTCCGGCATATTTTTGCTGATGGTCTCGGCTGCCTTGTCCGTCACCCGCCAGCCTTCCAGCGCCCGCTGCACCTCAGCCTCCCGCTGGGTCTTCGGCGCTTCCGGCCGGAGACCCAGAGTCTCCCGCAGCGGGGCGTTCTCGTAGCCGTCGGTTTCAGCTGCGGCGGCAGTCGCTTCACGCACGTTGTCCGGTGCGGCCATTTCCGGCACGACATCGGCGGTTTCTGCGGGAGTGTCCTGTACTGTCTGCGGCACACTCGTAGCTTCGCTGGGCAGCTCTGCACTCTGTACAGCAGGCGCAGCTTCGCTTTTCACGTTCTGCTGCGCTGCAATATCCCGCAGCATTCGGCGGGTCGCGCCCGCAGTGTCGGGCAGCGTCACGCCGTAAGCCTGCTCAAAAGCCGCACGGTTTTCCCGGTTCTCGGCGTTCGGCGTAAACAGCCCGATGGTCTTGCCCGTCAGGCTGTCGTTCGCCGCCACTTCGGCAAACTGCCGCACCGCCGGGTTTTCCGACTGCGCAGCAGCCTCGTTTACGCTGCTGTTTACTCCTTCCGTCTGCGCCTGCGGCGCATCCGCCCGCTGCATACTTTCAGTGGCCGCAGGTGCAGCCTGGCTGAGAGGTTCTCCCTCTGCCAGCGCTCTATCAGCAGAGCTATCCGCAGTCGACTGAGAGGGCTCTGCCGCCCGGGCCTCCCACTCCTTCTGCTGGGCAGCGGCCCGCTTCATCCGGTCCGTCCGGTCGTAACGCTCCGCCTCCCTGTCCAGCGCTTCGCTCATGCTGTGCAGCCCTGAGCCCACAGCGCCGCCCAGCGCGCCGGATGCGCCGCCGGAGAGTCCGCTTTCCAGCGCGGTGAGGAAGGTGTCTTTGCTAAAGAGGTTCTTTGCTGCCTCGCTGTCCCCCAGCGCAACGTCGATGGCCATGTCCGCATAGGTCTCCGCAAAGGCCTGCATCGAGTTGTCGATGCCGCCCGAGATGGCCGCAGCCACCGCCGGGTAGCGCTTCGCCAGCTCCGAGCTGCCCGCAAGCCCCTGCACCCAGTCCGCGATCTGTCCTGCCAGTGTGTCCTTCGCGTAGTCCGAGCCCATGGTTTTTGCAAGGTCAGCCGCGCCCACCGAGTTGATGGCCCACCCTGCGCCAAACTTGGCGAGGCCGCCGCCCAGTGCTTTGCCTGCGCTTTCGCCTTTTTCTGCGCTCTGGCCCATGGCCTCTGCCGCTCCCTGTGCGCTCAGGACGGGCAGCACTGCCGCCGGGTTCACGCCCGCCACAGCCAGGTTCTCCGCTGCGCTGGTCACGGCCCCCGCCACGGCCCGCTGGGTCGGGCTCAGGCCGCTCTGGGCCGCAGCCGTCAGCTGCTGCCCGCGGTCGTAGAGCTGGTAGCCCACGCTCTGGTTCTTGTCGATGCCGTCGCTCACTTCCAGCCCCGCCAGCTTCTGGCGCATCTCCCGGATCTCCTTGGAGTTGTACCCCATCGAGATCAGCTCCCGGTTCCGGCTCTCCGGCCATGTGGGGTTGTAGTCCATGTCTACGTCGGTCAAAAGGTCAAACAGACTCTGGACGTGTTCATCGCCCTTCACTTCCTGCTCCACCTGTTTCCAGTTCTTCAGGGTGGCGTCAATGTTCTTTCCCGCCTGTACGCCGTACTCCGCGCCCAGCACCGGGGCAGCGGCCACCGTGTCTCCGATGCCGCCGATGGTGTTCGCCGCCCGGCGCACGCCCCGCTGCCATGCGGGGATGGCGTCCAGCGCAGCGTTCATCTTCCGGGCCTCGTCGATCTGCTCCTGTGTCCAGCCGCCCTTCTTGATCAGGTCGGCGTCCGTGTACGCGCCGTGGGTGTTGTCCACCCGGCGCACCGCGTCGGCCAGATTCTTGTTGTCCCCGGTGTCCATCCACTGGTTGATTCGGTCGAACTCGTCCGGTACGCTGTCCTTGGCAAAGCTGGCTCTCAGCTCCTGCGCCCGGCCGGTGCCGTAGGCCATGGCCCCGCTGCCCACGTTCTCCAGCACGTTCCCTCTCTTCGCAGGTACGCCCCACTTCTGCCCCATATCCAGCGCCATTTCAGTGGCCGCAGGCGCAGCCTGACTGAGAGGTTTCTTCCCGGTCGATACTCTTCCGGCAAGGCTGGTATCGTTCCTCGCATCCACCTCCCCCATGTCGCTGGCGTGCCGCTCGGTGTACTGCTGCAGGGCATCTGCATAGATGTTGCTTTTGGGCAGCACTGTGCTCGATGCAGTGGACGGATTCGGCGTCTTGGTGCGGACAGCTCTCACCTTTTCCGCCGTCCACCCAGAGCTTTCTGCCGCCTTCGATGGGTTGCTTTCTCTCATTTCCTTAACTTTTTCCGCTGTCCATGCCATCAGCCCTTCACCCCCGCCTTCTCAAGCGCTCTTGCGATTTCTTCATCGCTGTACCCGTTCTGGTTCATATTGTTCATGATAGCCCACGCGCTATAACCTTTTTTCGCATAGTTCTTTGCCAGCATTGCCGCCATATCTACGCCGCCGCTCTGGCTTGCGCTCTGGACGTTCGCAGTATCCGCATTGAGCCACCCATTATCCGTTAAGGTCTGCTTGTAAAAATCGTACAGCGGCTCATTTCCCTTCATAGAGGAAAATGTCTTTGCCATACTTTGCAGCTGACTGTTCGTCCAGCTGCTCCCGCTGCCTTTCGTTCTGCTGCTCCTTCTGCCCGAAGAGCTGCCCGAGCTGCCTGCGCTCTTTTTCTCCAGCGCCGTTGCAAGCTGCCGTCCTGCGATCGTCCTGTAATTCCCCACAGAGTTCGGATCCAGGCCGTACAGTTCCAGCACCGCCCGTGCGGCCTCGTCGCTGCCGCCGCCTGCCAGCCCGGCTGCGGTCGTGAGCGCACCCGCCTTGTCTGCGCGGGTGATGGGTGCGCCGCTGTAGTTGTCAAAGGCGCTGGTGTCCAGCCCATACAGGCTCAACACAGCCTTGGCTGCGTCCGTCGCGCCCTCGCCGTACAGGTCAAATGCATCGTTGTAGCCCGACACGGCATCGCTTTTCTCTGTCCGGTTCTTGTTGTACTCCCACTGTTCCCGGGCAAACTCGTTCTCCCACTGCTGCTGGGTGTAGCCCTTGTAGGTGTCGTAGGCCGTCAGACCGGCTCTGCCCACACTCTTCGCCATCTCCCACAGGTTCGAGAGGAAATCGCTCTTCTCCTGCGCCGCCTGGTCTGCCCGGCTCTTCTTGTAGTCCCGCCAGTCCTGCGCGTTGGCCACAGCCCCCTGATGCTCCGCCGCCTCGAGACTGTCCTGATTCTGCAGCGCACTCAGCAGCCCCGAGAGGCCGTTCTGCTTCAGCTGGTACATGGTCAGGGCCTTGTCCCGCAGTCCGGCCAGCCCGTCGTCCACGTTGGCCATGGCCTGCTGGTATCCCTGCCGGGCCACGCTGCCCGCATAGCTCGAGCCGTACCCGCCGCTCAGTGCGGCCGCACCGGCAGCGGCGTTCTCAGCCGCCGCCCTGGCATTCGCCTGCGCGCCCGCGCGGTACTGCCGGTAGAGTTCGCTGTCCGTGCCTACGTCATAGCCCGCATTGCTGGCCGCGCCCATGCTGTCCAGTGCCTCGTTGATCCGGTCGGTGTAGTTGCTCTGGTACGCCCCCGGCATCGCGTTCTCCGCGTCCTTCTGCGCCGCCTGCGCGTCCCTGTATCTCTTAAAAACTCCCATCTTTCAAATCCTTTCCTTGATTCTTGACTGTCCGGGTTGCGGCTCCCAGCGTCTGCCGCGCTGCCGCTTGCATCCCGCTGGCCGCGGCCCCAACAGCTCCTCCCTGCTTCCGCCATTGGCGGCGGTCGTCGCCGTTGCCCTCGCTAGGGGAGCTGGCGCCGCATGGCACCTGAGAGGTCCTTCCGGGATAGTGCTCTCCCGGGGAGCTGCTTTGCATCGCGCCGTCAGGCGTGACGGAGAGGTTTTTGACCGCTCAGCCCCTTCCCGGGCAGGGCGTTTTTCTTTACATGAAAAGAAGGGGCAGCAGGGTCGCTCCCACGCTCAGTACGGTGTTCCAAAATCCCGAGCGCCGGTTCTTCTTCGCCTGTGCCTCGCTGGCCGCCTGATTGTACACACTCTGATAGTAGTTGCGCTGGTTCTCCCAGTTCTGGTAGTTGGTCTGGTATTTCTCGTAGTCCTGCGCTTCGGCCTGCTGGTAGCCGGTCAGCTGGTTCTGCAGGTCATTCTTCTTCTGGGTGTACTGGTTCAACGCCTGACTGTACAGGCTGTTCGTGGCGCTGCTCAGTCCCGCCATCGCGTTCTGATAGGCGCTCTGGCCTGCCTGTGTGCCGTAGCTCGAGCCATACCCGCCCGAGATGGCGCTGGCGTTGGCCTGCGCGTTCTCGTTGGCAAGCTTTGCCTGCCGGGTGTAGCTGTTCTTGTACTGCTCGTAGGCCGCGTCCCGGGTGGGGTCGTAGCTGAAATCCTTCATCCCGTCCAGCTTGCCCATCACGCCGTCGATCTTGTCCTTGTACTGGCTGGTGTAGTCGCCCGGCTTCTTCGCCTCCCACTCCTCCAGCTGCGCTCTCGCATTACTCAAATTGCTCATTTCAGCTTCTCCTGTAAGTCTCCCGAGAGATTCTCGGTGTCAATGTTGCTCAAAATATATTCCAGCTGCTCCTGCATCTGGTACAGATAATTCCTCAGCTCCCGGGCGCTGGCCGTATCCAGCCCATCCAGCCTCGGCATGGAGATCTTCGAAAGCCCTACGATACTAGCCACGTCTCGGCACACCTCCGTTCACTCTTCCGCCCTCGCTGTTGCTCAGCGTCATGGCGATGCTCCTCACTGCGATCTGCCCTTTTCCGGTCAGACGCAGCCGCATGGTGTCGTGCCGGGTCGGGACGAAGGGCAGATTCACCCGCACACGCTTCCCTGCGGTATCCACCCGGCCCACCTCCTGCCACTCGCCGCCGTCGAAGCTGGCCCACAGCGTCACCACGGTCCGCTCCATGGCGTCCAGCCGCACCGTCACCCGGCTGCAATACTTGTCGTCCGGGTCTCCGAGTCCGATGTCTCCGGTCACAGCCTCATATTCCACCGTGTCCTCTTCGCCGCCGGCTTCCCGGCTCCCGTCTGCGGCCCAGATGGCCTCTTTGTCCCAGAGGTAGAGCTGCCGCCCGGTGCTGCACATGGCCCAGCCGGTGGCGTCCTCCTCGTGCCAGAGTCCTTTCTCGGTGTCGTACACCAGCAGCCTCTGCCCGCCGGGGCTCTCGGTGTGCAGGTAGTACCGCCCCACCAGCCCGCCGGCGGCCGCCCTTGTCACCCGGCTCATGGCCGTCTCGTCCAGCGAGGCCGACACCTTGGTGGGCAGGCTGCCGTCCCACGCCATGACGCCGTCCATCGAGAGGTAGTACAGTGTCTCGTTGATGACGCAGAGGCTCTGGTGGGCACCCTTGGCCACGCCCGAGCACTGGATGCTGCTCATCTGGTAGTCGCTGGGCTTTGTGCCGTAGAGCTTGTGCAGGCCGTTCTCCTTGAAGAAAAGCACGTATCCCATGCAGGTAGCCGCGCCGGTAAAAGCTCCGTCGCTGCCCACGGTCACGGCGTAGCTGTCTGCCGCCGTGCCGCGGTAGGAGAACCAGTTGGTGGCGTCGCCCAGCTTGCAGGCATAGATGACGTTCTCGGTGCTCGAGCAGCCCCAGACACGGTTGTTGTGCTCTGTCAGCCAGTCCAGATCCGGCACCCGCCGCTGGGCCGTCATGTCCGGGAAAGGCCCGTCGAAGGTCTGGATGGTCTTGCCGTCCATGGCCGTCCACACCACGCTCTGGCCCGTCACCACACAGGTGCCGTAGTACAAAACGCTCTCGATGTCCGGCGCAATAGAGAGGATCACCGAGTCCCCGGCCACGTCGTCCACCGCCACATCCCCGCCGAAATCGGCAGAATAAGCGTTCTTCACCACGCTGGGAATGCCCGTCAGGGTCACAGTGTCCCCAGCCTTGAAGGCTTTGCCCAGCCCTTCGCAGGTCACGCGGCAGTAGTTCAGCAGGATGTTCTGCCACCCGCCCGCCGTGCTGTAGAGCTTCAGCGCGTCGCGGTAGCTCCACGGGGCATCCTCGGCCTGCTTGAGCCAGACATCGCCGTTCTCGGGGCTTTCCGGCTCGGTCGCGCCGAATTTGTTCGGTGTGTACACCACGCCCGCAGCATCGCAGGGGGTCACAGTCAGGCTATTGCCTCCCTGCTGCCAGCTGGATCCCAGCGCACTCAGCGTCCCCGCTGCGGTGTCAAAGGCCATCTTGTCCGGCCAGATGAGCACCTTGGTGCCCATGCCCACCATCTTCTTCTCGCCGTCCGTCAGGGCGTTCTCCAGTTCCACGGCGGCGCTGCCGTCGTCCGGGGCATACCGCAGGGTCGTGCCTTCCACGGTCACGAGGCCGTTCAGGTGGTACATCCCGTTCATTCCGGCTGCGTCCCGCACTTTCCGCCGGGGCTTGCGGGTCTCGAGGGCCGGGTATCCCCGCGAAGAAAAGTTCTTCTCCTTGCTCAGCTCTGCCTCGCTGCACGCATACCCCTCGTTCAGCCCGCCAAATACCCGCAGCAGCTGCCGCTGGCTGTTGATCTGGTTCAGGTTCGTCACGTCATCAGCCTCCCGCCGCCTACCGGCATATAATTCCGCCTCACCCACGCCGCAAACTCCTGCACATAGCTCGTGTAGAGCTGCAATTCGTTCGCCGCCCGGGCCGTCTCGCCGAGGGCGAGGTCCATCTGCGCCGCCAGCCAGTGGGGGTAGAGCGCTTCCGCCGCGCCGTCTGCCAGCAGCGGCGTGTCGTATTCCAGCCCTTCCTCCCACAAAATATCCGCGCCGCGGCCCTCAAAGTCGCTGGTGTCGCTGCGCTCCACCACGCTCCGCCGCAGGCCGCTGTCAGCCTGCCGCAGCCACAGCTGCTTCATCTCGTCCGAAAAGCTGTTGTTCGGCCTCAGCTCGTCGGCCATCTTTATCGCTTCGCCTGCTGTCATAAAACCTCCAAAACAAAATCCCCCGGCGCAGCAAGCGCCTGCAAGCTGTACCGGGGGAAATATCAAATGGTCATCATCTGCGTACCGGCCGCCGCCTGCATGGCCTGACTCTTCCGGGCCGCCTCGGCGTCCTGCTTGATGCTGTGCTCCAGCACCTCGGCCACAGCCTTCGGCACCTTCACGTCGATGCCGCGCTGGATGAGGTAGCTGTCGCCGTTGACGCCCACGAACACCGGTGCCGAGTAGCGGTCGTCATCCTTGAACAGATGGATGGTCACCATGCCGTCGTCCTTCTCTTCGGCCTTTGCCTCGGCTGCCACCTCGGCCTTTTCCACAGTCTCCACCGCGTTCTCCACGGCATCCGCCGCAGCAGTCTCTTTCTTAGTCGCCATAGTATTTTCCTCCTTAATTTGCCTTCGCCTTCGCGCTGTACTTCGGGCTGACGCTCTCGATGCGCACCATGTACTGCTCACACAGGCGCTCTGCGGTCTTGATGGCCTTCCAGCCCACGGACGCGCGCTGGTTCAGCGGGTCTTCGCCCGCGCCCAGCTGCTTGACGATGTGCTGCAGGCCGCCGCCCTCCACCTCGGTCACAGCGTAGGCGTGAGCCGCCAGCACCAGCGTACCGAACACGGCCAGACCGCTCGGGCAGCCGGTGCCGGTCCAGATCTTCGCCTCGCTGGTCTCGATGAAGCGCACACCGGCCAGCTTGCCGATCTCGCCGTTGTAGATGTTCTCGGGGGTAGAATACTTGTGGACATCGATCCACTCCGGGTTGCGGCGCAGATCATACGCCACATAGGGGTGGACGATGGCCACATAGCTCTCGCCGATGGCGTCGGCGTTCTGGGCCTTCAGGGCGGTGGCCGCCTGATCGATAAGATCCGGCGTCAGCACACTGGCGGCGGTCAGATTGGCGCGGCTGGTCACCGCGGTGTCGCCCGCCGGCGCGTAGATGACGTTGGTGCCGCCCGCCAGCACCTCGCGGGTCACGGTGTCCAGCGTACGGCCCGCCTGAGATGCCAGTACCTTGGTCGCCTGGGTGATGTTGTTGTCGATGGCGGTCAGCTGCAGCACGTCGGTGATGGCTGCCCAGCCGCCGTACTGCTTCACGGTGGCGGTCATAGGGGTGACGGTCAGGGCCTGAGCATTGGGGGTCACGCCCTCGGTCAGCGGCTCGGTGGCCTTGGGCAGGCTCTCGTACTTGCGGAACTCGATGGTCTTGCCGTTGTTGGCCGGGATGGGGTACTTGTCGCCGAACTGGTCATGCACCAGCAGCGGCTCCGCCTGATCCAGCAGACGCTTCTCGTAGTAGGTCTTCATCTCGGCGCTCATGCCGGTCGCGCCGGTGTGGTTTGCAGGCTGCGCAAACAGCTGCAGATTCATGTGGATTTTCATTTGTGTGCTCCTTTCGTGTCTTGCTTTATTGAGAGGCTTCCGCTTTCCGGATCTTCCCTCAAGAACGGTGAGAGGTTTTCTTTCGGTCAGCAGTGCCTTTCGGTTAAAAAGTGATGATCTGTCCCCGCATGGCGCGGCGTTCCAGCTCTTCGCACTGGGCAGGCGTCAGCTTGGAGACGTCGGTCTTCAGCACCGCCGCGCCGCCGGGGTTGGTGCCGTTCTCGGCAGGCCGTGCGCCCCGCTGGCGGATCCGGGCCTCCACGCCTTTCTCGACGGTCTTGGCCGTCTGGGTGGTGCGCCGGGCCATGATGTCGTCAAAGTAGCGGGCCTTGTAAGCGTCCTCCATCTTCACGCCCAGCTTGAGCATCTGGGCAAAATCCGGGTCGGCCAGCGCCGTCTTGATGTCAAAGCCCGGGTCCTCGGCCCGGATGCGCTCCGCAGCGGCGTCCCACTCCTGCTGGATGGCTTCCATCTTGGCAGCCTCCGCCCTCTGCTGCTCTGCGGCGCGGTGCTTGGCGTTCTCGCTTTCCAGCGCGTCCATCTCCTTGGCCAGCTGGACGCTGATGCCCTTTTTCATGGCCATGTCTTCGTAGTAGGCGTCATCCTTCACCACGCCGCCCTCCACGGCCGCAGCCAGTGCCTCGTAGTCGCCGGGAGCAGTGCCGTACTTCTGGCCCAGAGCGTTCAGGATACGCCCTACCGGCCCCTGCTCGTTCAGGATGCTGTCGTAGGCTTTCTGGGTGGCCTGCACGATCATCTCGCCAAACTCCCGGTTGTACTCGCCCCGCATCAGTTCGCCGAAGGCTTTCCGGTGTGCCTCCGGGTCGGTGCCGCTCTTGTCTGCCGCGCCGTCCTGTTCCTCGCCTTCGGCAGTGTCTTCCACCGCGTCCGGCTCTTCCGCCGGGCTCAGCATCTCGTCCACCTCGGCGGCAGCAGTCTCCCGGCCCTTGCCCTGGACGGGGGCAGACGTCGCCTTTTCTGCCGCCGCAGGGGCGGCACCATCGCCGCCAGCAGCCGCTGCACCGTCACCGCCCTCCGCAAACAGCTGCAAGTCCACCGCCGGGCTGCACTTGCATCTTTTCTTGAAGTTCACATTCTCCGGGTACCGTTCGGCCAGCAGGTCCAGACCGTCGGCCACAAGCTCGAACTTGTCCCGCATGAGGACGCTGTCGCCCGCCTCCACATTCAACACCGGGCCTTCCTTGCCCTGATAGATGCAGCTCGAGGTTTTCTCGTCCTCCGCGGCGCTGTACGCCAGCGTCTGCATCAGGCAGCTCACCGCAGCACATACGATGTCCGGCCCCACCGGGGCATATCCCGCGTGGCCCTCGGCCCTCATCGTCAGCTTCCCGCCCTCCGGGTCTGCTTCGTAGATAATTTTGATCATGTAGAACCTCCTCACTTATTCGGGTTGTTGATGTTCATCGCCCTCTCGGCTGCCTTGGTGGCCAGCGGGTTGGTTCCGCCGCCCACCTGTCCGCCCAGAGAGTTGGTCACCGTCTTCGCGCCGGCCTCTCCGCCGCCTCCGCCGCCGGTCATGGCAGCGGCTGCAGCACCGGCCTGCTCGCTCAGGTTGGATCCGTTCTGCTGGTCGATGACTGCCGCCATCTGCTGGATCTGTGCCATCGCCTGCTGCAGCTGCTGGTACAGGGTGCCGTTCTGGGTCACCCTCTGGCGCACCTTCTCGATACCCTCGAAGTCCATCATGTCCAGACACGCCAGTGCAGCGTCGGCGTTGGCCGGAGCAAAGAATCCCAGCTGGTAGCACTCCTTCGCCGTCTCGTTCTGGGAGAGGCGGCTGAAGGTGCTCTTTTTGGCCGCGCTCACCGTGATGTCGAACACCGGCTCATGGGCGCCCAGCTCCACGCCGCCCACGCTCTCCACCGGCTGCGGCCGCAGCATCTGGCCGGAAAATTCCCGGTACTCCGTGCCGCCCTGCTGGCCGGTGATGCGGTAGACCCGCTCTTCGTCGTAGAACTGCCGCATCAGGTCGATGATGAAGTAGCATTCTTTTGCAAAGGAGCGGTAAGAGCTCTTCAGCATATCCCGGCTGAGCTTCGAGCCTGCTTCCTGTAATGCCGCGATGGCCGAGGCCGCCGTCAGGCCGCTGGTCGCGCCGCCCTGGTTCACGTCCCGGTTGCCGCTGATCTCCTTCAGCTCGGCCACGCGGTTCTGCTGGTAGGCGATGGTGTTGGAGGGCAGCGGAGCCGTCTCCAGCTCCATAAAGCCCCGCTCGTCCAGCCGTCCCGTGATATGTACCACGTCCTTCGCCGTGTCCAGCAGCTCGTCCTCGTTCACGCCCGCCGTGTCCGAGATAAGGTAGCGTTTCTTGGCCGCTGCCAGCGTGTTCTCGTCCATGACCTGCGTCATCCGGTCGATGGTGTCCTGCGTGTCCTTCATCACGTCGATGTACCCAAAGCCCGCCGGGCTGTTCTCTTCCACAAAGAGCGGGTCGAACACAAAGGGATATTTTCCGTGGTCATAGAAGCCGGTCTCGGCCATCTGCGGGTCGTTCTCACTGGCGTAGAGCACCACGCCGTTGCAGAACTTGCAGTAATGCACCACGGTCTGGCCGCCGGGCTTCTCCCGCTTGTAGTACCAGTCCACCACCACGCTCTTTTCGCTGGTGTCGATGTTCTGGTCACTGACGTACTGCCCCACGGTGATGCCGCTGCTGCCCGCCTTGCCCTCCAGCTGAGGCCACCGGGCTGTCAGACGGTCGTTGTCGGCCAGTGCCAGCGAGAAGAAGTTGGCCGAGTCCTGGATGTCCTCCACGCCCGGCTCCCAGTACAACATCAGCAGATCCATGCTCCGGATGGCGATGTCCCCAAGGCCCTCCCGCAGCGCCGGGTCCCAGAAGATGCCCTTCACGCCGGTACCCTGCTTGAGCTTGCGCCACCAGGTGTCACTGTACACGCTCTCGTAGTCGGCCTGTTCCAGCAGCACCGGCAGGATCTCGGAGAGGAGCTTTGCCGTCTCCTCGTCGTCCTGCGCTCTCGGCAGCACGTTCGGCTCCGGGTAGTTGTCCATGGCGTCGGCGTGTTTGTTGGCGATGGAGTTGAACAGCCACCCCGTGCTGGGGGCGCGCTTGCCCTCCATCACCCGGTTGCCGTACTGCTTCCAGTGGCCCAGCTTGTACCATTCTTCGTTGTCGATGATCCGCTTGTCGAGGCTGGCCTTGGCCGACTTGTACTTCTCCAGCACAGCCATCGCCTCGCTGATCTCCTTCTCGCCGATGGGCTGCTCTCCGCTCAGTACATCGGTCAGGCTCTCGCTGCCCTCTGCAGCGGAGCCCGGCAATTCCTCAGGCCCGCCCGGTACACCCTGCAGGCCGTGGGCTCTGTCCCCAAAGCCCTCTCCCGCCATCGCCTCCAGCAGCTTTTTCTCTGTTTCGCTCATATCCTCATAAACCTCGTCTTGTCCTTCCTCGGATCCATATCCAGCGGGTCGTCCAGCATGGGCGGCGGCTGGGTGTGCTTTGCGGCGCTGATGGGGTTCTCCATCAGCACATACCGGCACTCGTCGTAGATGTGGTCCTCCTGCGTGGTGTCGATGTCCTCCACATTGCTCTCGTCATAGACGAGGTTCGGGATGGTGCGGATGAAGTGCTTGCAGGTGTTGAAGACCTGCAGCATCGGCCTGCCGTCTTCGCCGAAAGCCAGTCGGTAGTGAAACTGCATCTTTCCCGCCAGACGGGTGTGGTCGCCGGGCATCCAATGCAGAAAGTTCGGGCTTTTCTCCTGCATGTCCGCGATGCTCTCGCCCCGGCTCTCGTCAAAGATGGCCGGGTCGGCCACGCCCAGGATGACCCGGCCTTTCAGCAGCGGGTCATTTTCCTCCGCTTCCCGGATCATCCGTGCCTGTTCCATCGGGTCCTTTCTCAGGCCCTCGTTGGGTGTGCCGGTGCAGCCGTAAAGCTCCTTGATGCGGTAGAGCCGCCCGCGCTCGTCCGCTGCATACCACCCCACCGAAAACGGCTTCGAGAAACCAAAGTCGTATCCCCGCCAGATCTTCCAGTGCTCCGGGATGGGGAACGGTTCGATGACGTGGGTCCAGCGCTGGTCCTTGTAGTGGTTCGGGTCGTTCCGCCACTCGGTGAACACCTGTCCCGAAAAGCTGTCCCAGTTTCCGTAGAGCAGCGCCTGCTTCTCGGCCTCCGGCAGCGAGGCCAGTGTGCCGATGTAGCCCGGGTCGTTTTCCAGCAGCGCCGGATTGTCAAAGACGGTGGACGGGATAAAGATGCGGGTGCGCCGCCGGGTGATCTCCTCTCCGTCCGGCGCTTTCACTTTCACCAGCTGCACCATCCGCGTCCCGGCCGGCGCCGGGCTGATAAACCGTGCCTTCACCCAGCCATGCCCCACCCCGCCGGGGTTTGCCGTGGCCCGGATGTACACCCGGGTGCCGGGGCCGGAAGGGCGGTTGCGGCTCATGACATAGCTGTATTCGTCCCAGGTAAAGTGGGTCAGCTCGTCCACGCCGATAAAGTCGAAGGCTTTGCCCTGATAGTTGTACTTGTCCTGCGCGTGATGCAGGCTGCCGAAGTAGATCTTCGCCCCGCTGGGGAAGGTCCAGCAGTGGTTCGAGCCGTTGTACCTCGCTTTGGGAAACACCGGCTTGTAGTACCGCATGGTCTTGTCGATCAGCTCCGAAAGCTGCGGGTAAGTCTTGCGCAGGATGAGCGCCCGGTAGTGTGGGATATGTACCTGCCGCAGCGCCTCGATGACGAGGGCGTCGCTCTTCCCGCCACCAGCAGCTCCGCCGTACAGAGCCTCGTCCTCGGTACGGGCCATAAAAGCTGCCTGCCTCGGCTGCGGCGACCAGATCACGGAGCGTCCGTGATATGTTTTATGCTCCATCCACCATCACCTCCGGCCCTTTTTCTTCCCGGCTCTCGGCCCCGATCTCCACCAGCGGCGGGGCATCGCCCTCGCTCTGGCTCTGGGCCGGTACCATCGCAGCAGCCTTTTCGGCCACGGTCATCAGCACGGTGGCCATCGCGGCTGCATTTTTGTCGCTCATCACCCGCTCGCTGTATCGCTCCAGCTGGGCGTCCAGAACCTTCCGCTCCTCGGCGTCCAGCTGCCGGTCGTAGCTGTCCTCGGCAGCGTACAGCACAAGCCCGGTCTCCGTGGCGTCCGCCAGCTTCTCGGCGTCGCTCTTGAGCAGTGTGCCCACCGCGAAACAGCGTGCACGGGCATCCTCGTCCAGCTTCCGGTGGAGCTTGGTCCGTACCTGCGCGGCCCGCTGACTCTCATCCACCCGGCTCTGCAAATAACCCACCTGCGCCCTCGCGCCGAGGCTGGCCCGGATGGCGATCTCCCTCGCCACGGCCTGCCGCTCTTTTGCAAAGGCGTCGCCCCGGCCGGCTTCCTCAGCCATCCAGCTGCGGATGGTGCTCTCCGGTACGCCGTACCGCCGGGCTACCGCACAGATGGATCCAGACGACAGCATGGCCATCAGCACCTCGGCCCGCACTTTCGGTGGGTACTTCTGCCCCCGCCGGGTCCCCTTCACCGTGTTTTTGCAATACCTGCGCCCTGCCATGCTCTGCCTCCCCTCTGTAGTTCTTCCCTCCCAGTCTACAGCCACCGGAAAAACAAAACTACTGCGGACATTTGAGCACGGCGAAAAAGCCGGGTCTCCCCAGCCATCCTTCGAGAAAGGCTCCCCTCGCCAGGGGAGCTGCTTTGCAGCGCCGCCGTCAGGCGGACTGCAAGGCTGAGAGGTTTTCCTCTCACATCAGCCCTGCCGCCGCCGCATATACTGCCACGGTGCTCAGTGCCTCCAGCTCCTTGTGGTAGTAGGTCGTCCGCCCGATGTGCAGCTTCGCCACCACCCTCTCCTCCGGCATCCCGTCCAGATACCGCAGCTGTAAAAGCCGCTTGCATGC